AGCTGACTGAGTTAGCTACTAGGACTGAGCCGATTGTGGGGGCGGTGGCCATGTTAGCCACGTCGATGGTGAAAGTGCTGTTAAGATCTAGGTCAAACCCGCCCAGCTCAACTGCTTGTTTTCGTGTAATCGTAGAAAGAATGCCCGTGACGCTAGTAGAACCTATAGTGGCGGCCGTGCCAGTTTGCTCGTATAGAGCGGCCAGACTTTCCTTGAGGCATTCAGTAAATTCAGACATGAGAGGATTTCTTAAGGTGGAAAGGGCGGTGAGCCTTTCAGCCCACCGCCCTCCCCGAGTGAATTAGCTACCGTTGATACGCACGAGGCTGTTGGGCTCTCCGGCTTTCACGCCGTAGATCAGAGCGTAGGTGCGTTGCAGCATGCCCTTAACCACGTCGTAGTTCTCACGAACTTGGACGGAAAGGCCAGTGCGGGGTTCCGTCACAACCGAGATGTCCCCAGGGATGGGAACACCGGTCGGAACTTCAGGAACGCGAGCCGCGATCAACAAGGCTTCCTGCTGGGCGAAGAATCCGCCGAGCGTGATGCTGTTGGAAGGCACTGCGCTGTACTGGTTGATGTTGAATCCAGCCACGTTGCCAATCCCAGCCGTGCGGACTAGGTCGCCCGTGATCTGAGGATTCGCCACCACGGTGCTGTCGTTCAAGAGAGCGCCGTAGAAGCTTGGGTTAAGAACAGCGTACCGGCCGTTGACCGGGGCGTTGTTGTTGTTGAGGGTGATTCCGGCCGACACTACCGAGCGGTAGGAGAAGGCGCTGGAAGCAACCGTCAACGCGTTGGTGTAGGTCGAGGAAGTTACAAGGGCCAACAGATCCCCAACCATTTGCAACCCAAGGGCGTGCGCGGCTGCGCCGGCAAAACGCTCGATGAGGTTGATGTTGGAGCTGGTGCGCTCTTGGTCGTCCACAGAATACGAAACGTGCTTGAACTTGTTTAGAGTGATCTGCACGTCTGTCTGAGTGGTCGCAGTCGCTACGTAACCGTTAGCCTGGGAATAATCCTGAGCGGTTGTCGCAGAGATGCGGTGGGTAAAGACTGATGCGTTGTATTTTGCCGCTTCGTTGCTGAAATCCGTTACGGAGTTTCTGAGGAAGCTGTAATCCGCCACGAGGATCTCGAGAGCCCTCTGAGCGATTACATTGGCATTCGTTGTTCCGATTGTGTTGGCCATTGTAGTGTTCTCCTAGTGGACTGGGTTACAGTCCGAGTTTGCGAAGAAGTTCCGACCGACGGGTCGGATTCTTTTCCGCGTTGAATTGATTGAGGATTTCTGCCCGGCCGAGCGGTTGGCTCGATTCAGCGGGAACCGCCACTGCGCCAGCAGCGTCGGCCTTGGCTTTTTCCAAAGTGGTCACGGCCTTGTCGTCGGTCTTTTCTTCAGTCTTTGCGCTGAGCTCTGCAGCCATCTCAGGCGCTTCGACAACGTCAGAAATTGCGTCGGCTTTCATAAGCGCGAGAACTTCTGACAGCATTGCAGCAATATCCATCAAAGTAGGCTCTGCCATTTTTTCGGCAGGTTTGTCAGCAGGCATTTCGGCCAGTTCGGCTTTAGGTGCTTCGACAACTGCGGGAGTTTCAACGGCAGGAGCTTCGGGTGCTGGAGCAGCGATAACGGCTGGCTCGCTCAGCTCTTTTTTTACTTCGACAGGTGCTTCGTTCATTTGAAGTTTTTTAATGTCAACTGCCGTGAATGCAGAAAACATTCCTGCTGGGTTGGCGGCTGGGGTGCTTACTACGCTGATGTCGTAGATTTCAGTTACCCTGGCAAAACGATCGCCTGCTACTTGTTCGGGCACTCCGCTAAAAGTTAGGGATAGGCCGAATCCTTCGGGCAGTACGTTTGCGAGATGCTGAACAAATTGCGCTTCGTTCGTGTTAAACAAAGTTAGGTCGCCCATGAGTCGATCGCCTTCGATCTTAAATCCATCAATATAACCCAGTATCCCAGAGACTTCCGCGCCGTGGCCCATGGTCACTTTGAT